CAATTGCCGGACCTTTCCCAATTGGACCTGTAGATGATCCCATTGATGTAACTACTGAACAAGACCTTATCGGCGTTTTCGGTAAGCCACTTTCAACGGATTCGCAATATGAGTATTGGATGAGTGCATCATCCTACCTCTCATATGGTGGAGTTCTGAAGGTAGTTAGAACCGATGGTGACAACCTTAAGAACGCAAATGCTGGTGTTGGCATTGCAAGCACCACGACTCTTAAGATTAAGAACTACGATGATTATATCAACAACTATGATGAAGCGACCAACTACAACTACGCTGCAAAGAACCCAGGCTCTTGGGCAAATGGTTTAAAAGTTTGCACGATTGATGATCTTGCAGACCAAAGAGTTGGTGTTGCAACCACTGCACCAGATTTATCAGGTGCTACCATTGGTTTCGGTGTTACTGGACCAATCAGCACTACAATCGCTGGACTTGGAACAACCACGTCGTTCAGTGGATATCTGAAAGGTATTATCACTGGTATCAATACTGATGCTAACGGTGGTGCAAGTACACTTGATATTAAGGTTATCTCTCGTGTAGAGACAGTAGGTGGTGGTGCAACAGAAACTAGAATCACTTATGCAGAATCAAATGCTGGTGCTTCATTCGTTGCAGGACAAGCACTGCACTTTGTAAATTCCTCTGGTGTTAATAGCACGGGTCTGGGATACAATGTAACAGCAAGCACTGTCACTGACTGGTATGATCAGCAGACGCTGAGCCTGTCTAACAGCACAGTATTCTGGAAGTCACTGGCACCAAAACCAATCGCTAACAACTATTCTACTTCTAGAAATGGTTATGGCGATGCAATGCACGTTGTCGTCGTTGATGACGATGGAACAATCAGTGGAATTCAGGGTAACATCCTTGAGAAGCACATCAGTCTTTCTAAGGCAGCAGATGCTATCTCTAATGTCAACTCCCCACAGAAAGTATTCTATCAAGACTACTTGGCAGATTTCTCAGCAAATCTGTTCGCTGCTGGTAACCCATCTAACGCAGCAGATACTTATCACAATACTGTACCTAGAGCAGTTGGTTTCACCTCTGTTTCTGGAACTAAGTCTGACTCCTTCACCCCTGTAACAACAGCTGGTGGTCTCTGGGGACAAAATGCACAGGACGTAACATTCAGTGCTCTTGGTAACGTATCTTACACCCTTGGCGGTGGTAAGGACTACTCTGGCGGAATTCCTGCTACAGGAGACAACGGCGGTATGTCCACTTCACTGGGCAACCTGCAAAATTCATATCAACTCTTTGAGAACAAAGACGAGATTGCAGTTGACTTCCTGATCATGGGACCTGGTTTGTCCAATGAGCAAGAATCACAAGCAAAAGCAAACTATCTGATTTCTCTTGCAGAAGGAAGAAAGGATTGCATGGCAGTTATCGGACCCCACAGAGCAAACTTGGTTAACGTAACCAATACCACAACTCAGACAGATAATCTGATTCAGTATTATTCAGTTCTGAATTCTTCTTCTTACGCGACATTCGACTCTGGTTATAAGTTTACTTATGACCGCTTTAATAACAAGTTCCGCTACATTCCAACCAACCCTGACGTTGCTGGTCTGATGGCAAGAACCGCGCTTGAGGCATATCCATGGTTCTCACCCGCAGGTGAGCAACGTGGTGTAATCAACAATGCAATCAAACTTGCATACAACCCAACCAAAGCACAGAGAGATAAACTGTATCCTCTGAGAATTAACTCTCTGGTTACAAAACCAGGTGTTGGAACTCTGCTCTTTGGTGACAAGACTGCACTGTCTTACTCCTCCGCGTTTGACAGAATCAATGTTCGCCGCCTGTTCCTGACAGTCGAGCAAGCACTTGAGAGAGCAGCAGAAGCACAACTCTTTGAACTCAACGATGAGTTGACAAGAGCGAACTTCAGAAACATTGTCGAACCTTATCTCCGCGATGTTCAGGCAAAGAGAGGCCTCTTCGGATTCCTGGTTGTTTGTGATACCTCAAACAACACACCTGATGTTATCGATAATAATGAGTTCAGGGCGGATATCTTCCTGAAGCCTGCGAAGTCCATCAACTACATCACGCTCTCCTTCGTTGCTACCCGTACTGGGGTCAGCTTTGAGGAAGTAGCTGGTAGAGTTTGATAATATTATCTAAATAAACACAGGAGGAATTAAAAAATGGCAACCAGAAGTAATCACACAATCTCTCAATTTAAATCAAAACTGATTGGCGGCGGTGCCCGCCCCAATCTGTTTGAGGTTGAGTTGGCTACACTTCCTGATGCAGTTTCTGCAGCATCATGGAATGCGGATGACTTTAAGTTCATGTGTAAAGCAGCTGCGCTGCCTGCACAAAACATCGCTTCTATCGATGTTCCTTTCAGAGGAAGAACTTTTAAAGTTGCAGGAGACAGAACCATTGATACCTGGACGGTTACTATCATCAACGATGAGAAGTTTAACCTCAGAAGAGCAATGGAGGAGTGGACTGAGCAGATTGCTAAGTTGGATAACAACCTTGGTACAACCAATCCCTCAGATTATATGGTAAACGCAATGGTTTATCAACTGGGTCGTGGTAGCACACCATCCAGCGAAAATAATTCTGGGGATGCAAACGCTGTATTGGCACAGTACGAGTTTGTTGATATTTTCCCAACTAGTGTCTCTCAAATCGATCTTTCTTATGATTCTAGTGACACGATTGAGGAGTTTACTGTAGAATTCCAAGTACAGTCGATTAACATCAAGGCACCTGGAATTTCAGCATCTGATACACCTGATCCTGCCGGCTAATAAATAGTCGTAGGAAAATTTATAACATAAATCATGTCCAAGTTATTTGGGTTCTCGATTGAGGACACAGAACCACTATCGCCGTCAGCGGTCTCCCCCGTTCCTCCCAACAATGAGGACGGGGTTGACCACTACGCGAGTAGTGGTTTTTTTGGGTCTTATGTCGATATTGAGGGTGTATTCCGCACCGAGTTTGATCTTATCAAAAGATATCGTGAGATGTCACTTCATCCCGAATGTGACAGTGCCATTGAAGATATTGTAAATGAGGCAATTGTTTCTGACAGTAATGATAGTCCTGTAGAAATCGAACTGTCAAATCTTAATGCTAGTGATGGCATCAAAAATACTATTCGTAAAGAGTTTAAATATATTCTCGATCTGCTAGATTTCGATAAGAAAGCACACGAAATTTATCGTAACTGGTATATCGATGGTCGTATCTACTATCATAAAATTATTGATCTAAAAGACCCCACTGCGGGTATTCAGGAATTGCGTTACATTGACGCAATGAAAATGCGTTACATTAGACAAGAAAAGAAGAAACCTGGAGATAAGAATAACGTTTTCCAAAAACTGAGAAGTGACAATCCAATGGATTACACTTTCCCAGAGATTGAAGAGTACTTCATCTATAATCCCAAATCACAATATCCATCCAACAACCCATCATCAGCTGGTGGAAGTAATGGAATTAAGATTGCAAAAGATGCAATCACCTATTGCACATCTGGTTTAGTTGACCGTAACAAAGGATCAACGCTCTCGTATCTTCATAAGTCCATCAAATCTCTCAATCAACTTAGAATGATTGAGGATTCATTGGTGATCTACAGATTGTCCCGTGCTCCTGAGCGTAGAATTTTCTACATTGACGTTGGTAATCTTCCAAAAGTCAAAGCAGAACAATATCTGCGTGACGTTATGATGAGATATCGTAACAAACTTGTATACAATGCTGATACTGGAGAGATCCGTGATGACAAAAAGTACATGGCAATGCTCGAAGACTTCTGGCTTCCCAGGCGTGAGGGCGGAAG